ATTCAAGAGAGGCAGGTCGATATACTAGCGTAGATACAGAAACACTTCCTCCCAAAGAAGCCGCTACTCTCAAAAAAGAACCCTATATTGCGGTATTAAATACACACATAAATACTGATAACGTAAGAAACGGTTTTTTTGAACTTGACTGGAACGAGTATTTTGTGTTAAAATTAAAAGAAGCAGGGTACAATGGTGACTCGGAAGAAGCTATTGTTGATGCGTGGTTTAAGGACCTTTGCAGAGATGTTGCGCTTGATGAAGGTGTAAACATGGATCGTAGAGGAGCAGGTTACATTAACGTAACTAATATTGGCAACGGCAGATCGGAAATTGGTTAATGACTTATATTATTGTAGATACGGCAAATACATTTTTTCGTGCTAGGCACGTTGTTCGAGGAGATATCAACGATAAGGTTGGTATGAGTCTCCACGTTATCCTTAACTCAGTACGCAAAGCATGGAAAGACTTTGGAGGTAAACACGTGGTGTTCGCTCTCGAAGGTCGCTCATGGCGCAAAGACTATTATGAGCCGTATAAACGTAATCGACAAGTAGCTCGAGATGCACTAAGTCCAAAAGACTCAGAAGAAGATAAAGTATTTTGGGAAACGTTTGATGACTTTAAAGATTTCATCCACGAAAAAACAAACTGCACAGTATTACAACATCCTAGATTAGAAGCAGATGATTTGATTGCTGGGTTCGTGCAAGCGCACCCAAATGATGACCATGTAATCATTTCAACAGATGGCGACTTTGCACAACTAATTGCACCCAATGTAAAACAATATAACGGTGTCGCCGGTGTTACTACCACACACTTAGGCTACTTTGATGAAAAAGGTAAACCTGTCAAAGATAAGAAAACTGGCGAGGTAAAGCCTGCTCCAGATCCAGAATGGTTACTATTTGAAAAATGTATGCGTGGCGATACTAGCGACAACGTCTTTAGTGCGTTTCCTGGTGTACGTGAAAAAGGTACAAAGAATAAAGTAGGATTGCGTGAAGCATTTGCCGATCGTGATGCTAAAGGCTGGTCGTGGAACAATATGATGTTGCAACGTTGGACAGACCATGATGGTGTCGAACATCGTGTACTAGATGACTACCAACGTAATGTAGTGTTGTGTGATCTTACTGCACAGCCCGAAGATATTAAAACAATTATTAATGAAACACTTGCAACAGAGTTTGCTAAAGAAAAGAACGTTGCACAAGTCGGCATTAGACTTATGAAGTTTTGTGGCAAGTACGATATGGTTAAGGTTACAGAACAAGCACAAAGCTATGCTGATCCCCTTAACGCCAGGTACACACTATGAACGTTTGCGAATACACAGAAACATGTCCACATAAAACAGATTTTTGCATGGAGGCAAATATGACAGAGGTACACACAAAGCCCATCATCGATGGCAAGTTTTGGTTGATTGAATCCGACGGTGAAAAACTAGGAACATTGACTAAAGAAAAGAAAGGCTATTCGTTTATGCGAAAAGGCCAAAAAGTTGATCTAGCAGACTTAGCCGTTTTCCAAACATTGTTTGGATTAACAATTACTGAAGATCAATTAAAGAAAGAAAAGAAAAGTCAAACTAAACAAGATGTAACTCAAGACTATAACATCTATGAATTTCCTTGTTCAAGTAAACCTTTTAATCCTGTATATGATGTACAGAAAAAATTGCCAATTTACTCAAAAAGCGATAAGTCTAAGAGCCAATATTGCGCAGGATACTATGTAATTAAGTTCCGTAAAGGATGGGTTAAATCCTTTTGTCCAAAACTTATTACACTAGAACGTTATGCACATCAAGGTCCTTTTAAAACAGAAATTGAAATGCGTACTGTTTTATCTAACATAGGTAAAGCATAGCATGAAGCAACTCAATACAATACCTATTGAAAACTATCTAGATAAGGCTCGTATTGCGTCAAAATCAGGCGCAAAAGTACTTACTCTTAGCATAACTGAGGTGGAAGACCTTGCGAACAGCCTAGCTATAGTAATGACTAGACTTTCAGGCGAATTAGACCGAGTTATCCAATCAGCACAACCGCAAGACCAAGCAGTTCAAGTCGCAATGGATGGTGGTAATTTCTAGCTGTACATAATAAATAAGTACGTATATTTGGAGACGTACCTATTATGAGCAGACCTAAACCAAAGGTGTTGTTAGAAATAACAAATAAGAAAACTTACAAAACCGAGCAGGTTCTTGAAGCCGAAGCCATTTGGGCGGTGTTTTATCAGGGAAAGCCAGTTAATTTAAAAACTACTTCCGTAGTAGCACAACAACTGGGTCCAAAATACAAGAAGGTATCCTTTAGCAATTCTGGACATGCCTTTAATCTAGCCGAGAAGTTAAACAAACTTTTCAATTGTCAAGACTTTGGTGTTTATAAGTTAACTGACGGCGAACACATTAAAGAATGATTACCAAAAAAGACCTTAGCAAACGTCTTTATGAAGAGCTAGGTGATCGATCCGAAATAGCATTTGATAAATTTCACAAATCTGTTTGGTTTAACATTAGAGAAAAACAAACAGGCGGGTGGCGTTTAACATTTGACGGATACAAATATCTCAAAGATATTTTAGGTTATAAAGATTACAAAATAGAGTTTCCAAAAGACGAAGGATGGCAAATTACTAGCCAGACTACTATTTGGATGGACCGCTTTATTGACTGTCCATATTTTCTTGACAAAGATGCTATCATAGTGTTTAAAGAAAAAACTGCTTTCCAATTAATCCTTTTCTCCGGAGACGTCCATAAGTTTGGATGGAGCTCAAATCAAGCAAAGACCTTGTTGTAAAAATACAACGCATTTTGGACAAACCAGTTGTTGACAAACAGCTCTAATGACTATATAATATATACATAGAGCGTAGTAAATTAACTTGTTTTTTTTAGAAAGAGGTCCAAAATGGCAAAAGGTGAAGTTAGTGCAAACCGCACACAAAGTCCAAATGAAGCTAAAGCGGCTATCCGCAAGTGTTTCAAAGTTAGTCGTCCAGTATTCCTTTGGGGTCCTCCGGGCATTGGCAAATCCGATATTGTTAAGCAGATTGCTGAAGAACAAGATCGCGAAGTAGTCGATGTGCGTTTGAGCCTTTGGGAACCTACCGACATTAAAGGTATTCCATATTACAATAGCAATCTAAACTCAATGGTGTGGGCACCACCCGTTGAACTTCCTAGCGATCCAGAATCTACTGCGATTCTATTCCTAGACGAACTTAACTCTGCGGCTCCTGCTACACAGGCCGCGGCTTATCAACTTATTTTGAACCGCCGTGTTGGTACTTATGTACTGCCAAAAGGCGTTAGCATTGTTGCCGCAGGTAATCGTGAAACTGACAAGGGCGTAACTTATCGTATGCCTGCTCCGTTGGCTAATCGTTTCTTGCACTTGGAATTGAAAGTTGCTTTCGATGACTGGCAAGAATGGGCTACCAAAAACAAAGTGCATGAACAGGTTGTTGGTTACGTTGGCTTTGCCAAACAAGATCTTTACGATTTTGACCCACGTAGTTCAAGCCGTTCATTTGCTACTCCACGTAGCTGGAGTTTTGTATCAGATTTGCTTGGTGACGATGACTTGCCCGAATCTACGCTCACGGACCTCGTAGCAGGTGCGGTAGGTGATGGACTTGCAGTCAAGTTTATGGCTCACCGCAAGGTTGCCAAGCAAATGCCTAACCCTACAGATATTTTGACTGGAAAGGTTAAGCAAGTAACAATTAAAGAGATTTCAGCAATGTACTCTTTGACTATTAGTCTGTGCTACGAGCTTCAAACAGCACACGAAGGTAAGGCTAAGAATTGGAATGAAATGGCTGACAACTTCTTTGGCTTTATGATGGATAATTTCCCAACTGAGTTGGTTGTTATGGGTTCAAAGGTTGCGTTGACTAACTATCAACTACCATTTGATGCATCTAAGTTGAAGAACTTTGATCGGTTCCATGATAAGTACGGCAAGTACATTATCACAGCAATGGAAAGTTAAGCAAAGGCCCTTCGGGGCCTTTCACACAATAAAAAGGAAAATATTATGGCTGTAAAATCTTGGTACCTATCAGTAATTGACTCAGTTACACACAAACCCGTTTTGCATCAGCAGTTTTTTACAGCACCAAAGATGAACGAGTTCATCAAAGAGAAAGAGATTCTGGAGAAATATCCCAAGCCTACATACTACATTGTCAAAGAAAACTATTGACATAGTGGTAAATTGAGTGTATAATGTATACATACACTAAAGAAACGGAGTTTTAAATGTCACAAGTAATGAAACAAGAGCGTACTAAAAAGGTCGACAAAGACCGTGTGTTTACGCAAAGCGAAAAAACTAAAGTAATTGAAAAACTAATTACTGCCCGGGTTGGCCTACTGTTGCGTCACCCGTTCTTTGGCAACATGGCTACACGTCTAGAACTTGTAGATGCCAGCGATTGGTGTTCTACTCTTGCAACAGATGGTAGTAAATTTTATTACAGCGTAGCCTTTGTTGATAAACTTACTCCTAAACAATGCGAGTTTGGTTTTGCACACGAAGTCCTACATAACGTATTTGACCACATGGGACGCCGTAATG